GGCATGGGTGGATCCTCTCACCGACAGGCGGGCACGGGCGGGGTTACGCGGACGGGCCGGGGGCCACGGTGAACCCGATACGCCCCGACCGGGGCATGTCGCGCCCCACGTAGTCCAGGTCACCAGACGACAGGACGGTGGACTGCGGGCCGTCCGACAGCACCACGTCAGGGGTATCCCACGTGGTGCCGTCGTCGGCCCACACCTCAGAACCCGGCGTCACCGGGCACCGGCACAGGCTCGCCGGCCGACTCGGCACGGATCAGCGCCACCTCGGCGTCCACCGCCTTGTCGTCCCAATCCGGGTGCAGCATCTTCACCAGCGTGCCGGTGCTGGCAGCCTCAGCGCTGCGCATCGCCAGGCTGGTCTGTGCCAGGTTCAGTGCCGTGTCCTGTACGCCGTCGCTGAACTCCACCGTGAAGTCCTGCCCAGCAGGCACGCCCGACCGGATCACGGCCCCAACCTGCATTTGTGTGGCCAGGTGGTAGCGCAGGCCCTGCGTCCAGTAGCGGATCTTCTTGCCGCGGGTGGCGTACGACCGGCGCTCATGGGAGTGCACCTCAGCCGCCGTGATGGCGCCACCACTGCCGGAGGACAGCGACTGTGTGGAGTAGCCGGCCGATTCGATGATTCGATCTGTCCAGTGCTGGCACGTGTCGCGGTGCTCAGCCACCCGGATATCGAACTGCTGTGCGTCAATGAGCAGCTTGTCACCCGACGTGGCCAACACGCCCGCCATGGGCACGTACACCTCACGGTCCAGGTCCACCGTCGCACCCTGCCCGGGACCCAGGGAATCCAGGTACTGCGCGGGCACGTGCAGCCGGGCCTTCGCCAGACGAATGTCACGCCACCAGCTGGAGTACGCCTCATCTAGGGCGTCCAGCCACGGGGTGACGCCCTGCAGGTCCGACCGGCCGTTGGGGCTGGTGCGGTGCAGCCGGTTCGGGAGCATGTTCGGGACGTACGTCACCGTCAGGTTGGTGACACCCGTCAGCTCCTGGCTGTCCTCGTTCACCCGCAGTGCCAGGTGCTCGGTCTGCTGGTGGTCCTGCAGGGGCCGGACCTTGCCCAGGTTGGACACGGTGCCCTCATACAGCGCATGGGCGATGGCGCCCGACTCGTGCCGTTCCACCCACCGCCACGTGGACCCGTTGCCGGTGTCGTCCAGCTGCGTCCACAGGGACACGGCCAACAGGCGGCCGGCACGCCACTCGGGCAGCGCCCCGTCCGGGTGGGCAATCTCAGTCCAGGGGCGGGGGTGCAGTTCGGTGTCCCACACGGTGCGCAGGTAGGTGCCACCCAACGCGGCCCCGACCTCGGCGCCCTCGTGGAGCTTGGCGTCCAGGCCGTCGTCCTGCAGGGCCTCGAGGAACTGTTGCACCTTCTCGGCGTCGGACCCCAATGCGAGGGGCTCGCTGAACAGCAGGTCCGCGGACGTGCCGCAGATATCGGCCGCCAGGGGTACGTGCAGCTTGGTGCGCTGCTCACCGTCCGGGGTGGGCTGTCCCCACCACCAGCGGGCGGCCCGGCCGACGATGCCACCGGACAGCTGGGAGGGGCGCACGACGGTGCCGCCACCGCTGCCGCCGTACACGCTGGACAGCTTGTCGGGGTCGGACGAATACCAGGCGTCGTACTCCCGCAGTTCGGCGGGGTTGGAGGCTGCGGGGGGCCATGGGGTGTTTTCGGTAGGAAGCGGCATTGTGCCCTCTCGAGGGTGTCGGTTGGGGGGTGTGCCGCTCCTGGCAGGTCACACGTTGCGAAGTGTAGCGTATTGCGTGCGTAGTGGTGTAGCATGGCGGGATGGAGACCCAGCCGACCTGCAAGGCCACCTCATTCGGCGTACCTACTGACGACCACGTGACCACCTGCTGGGAGTCCGCCACCGGGGAATGGCTGGACCTCACCGGTCAATGGAGTCCGGTCTGCGAGGCACACGGTCGTGGTCGTGGCGTGCCAGAGGATCGGCTGCGCGCCTTACGCCGCTAGCGTGAACAGGCCCACGTGCGGACGCCACACGCTCTGCGTCGTGTGGATCGCATACCGCAGCGCATCCACGGCGTGGTCGGCCACCTTCATAGGCTTGTCCTCGCCCTTCTCAGTGGCCTTGTCGTCCCAGCTGTAACCGGCCAGCTCCTGAATCAGCGCCTTGCACGATGAGTGCACCCGCAACCGATCAGCAGCCATAAGGCTCGACACCGTACGGATGCCGTCCAGCACGCTGTTATCGGCCGGCGTCACCGTGCCCACCCGGTCGTGCAGTAGTTGCTCGATGAACGACGCCGCGGACGGGTCCACACACATGAACTGCGGCACGATGCCCTGGGACAGGGTGCCGTCCTCGCGTGGGTGCTGCTGCAGGAACTCCCGCACGTTCGCGCTGTGCTGTGCATCCGTCAGGCGCACCTTTTTGACGCGCGGGTCATGCCGCCATTCCCCGCCCACGTACAGGCGGGTGATGCCGTCCGGGCCACGGCCACGGCCTACCGTCACGGCGTCCAGGGGGTTGGTGGTGCCGTAGTCGATGCCCAGGGAGAACCACCGGTCAATCCTCGGGAGGGTGTCCACGACGTGCAGGGCGGGGTTCCATGCGTCGTACACGATGCCCTCGGCGGCCACCCACTTGCCCAGGATCAGCCGCTGATACCACAGGCCCACATGCTCAGCCTTGATGGCCTTCACGTAGTCGGGGTCCAGGCTCGGGTTGTCGTCCAGGGTGAACGAGAACACCCGCATGTTCAGCTCGTGGGCACGGTCGATGAACTCCAGCTTGAGCCAGTGCGCCGGCCCGTCCGGGTTGGTGGTGCCGAACAGCTTGGCCCCACGCAGCGACAGACGGCCCAGCAGCTCGGTGAGGAACCCCTTAGGCAGCAGGGTGGCCTCATCCACATAGGCGCCCGCACAGGTGGCGCCACGGATCCGACCGAACGCCTTGGCATCCTTCGCGCCCACCAGGTGCACCGTCTTGCCAAAGATGATCGCGGTCCCCGTGTTGGGGGTGTGGTGCACATGCGCTGCCGCTGGACCGAACACGGCCGGGTCCATCATCGGGGCGATGATGTTGCGCTCGAGGGTCTGCAGGGTCTGGCCCACCATGAACAGCACACCACCCGCAGGGGCCTCGCGGGCCACATAGTCGGCCCACCGGATCAACGACCCAATCGTCTTGCCGGACCTGATCGCGCCTTCCCACAAGTTGATGCGGGCTGTGGACCGGGCGATGGACCGGCGCTGCGCCTCACTCAGCCGTGGTTTCGTCAGCGCCAGCATTATCGGTGTCGTCCTCTCCGTACTCATCGCGCAGGCCATCCACCAGTGCCCCCAGCAGGGACACCACGGGGCCGGCGTCCTGGGTGCCGCGGCCCACCTCGGCCAGCCTCACGGCCTTGTCGATGGCCGTTCCCACGGTGCGCATGATGGCGTTTTGTCCACTGAAGTCAGGTTGCGGCAGGGTCCGTTCCTCATAGCTGTTGTCTTTGCCACCAAAGTTGTAGACCAACGCCGGCCGCCACAGCTGCTCACGCAGACGCAGCGCGTCCTCCAGCAGCAGCTCCTCCAACCGGGCACGCCGGGCAGCGTTGTCCACCGTCTTAGCCGCAGTCGCTGCCGCCACCTCCGGGCCACGCTCAAACGACAAACCAGCATCACGCACCACCGTGGACACCGTGCCAGGGCTACGACCCACCTCCCGGGCTATCGCATTCCGGGTCACACCCTGCCCGTGCAGCTCCAGAATCCGGGCACGCTCCACCCCCGACAGCGGGCTAGCCACGACTCCCCCACGCGCGCGCAAGGATCTGTCCGGTCAGCGGCGGGCTTTCCCTCTCGTCCATCGGGCACCAGCCGCGCTGGCCGGTGAATAGCTGGTGTGTGTCGCACCACCAGCCGCAGTACCCGCTGTCGGTGCGTGCTCGCACGTCACAGGCAGTGTTGTCTGTCTCACTCATGGGTTGTGACCTCCTGCCACTCCTGGTGGCTAGTGTCGTGGGAATGCTTGCGCAGTGCATGCGTAGTGTGTATCTTGGTGTCATGGAGACCGAACAGAACGACGGTCCGCGGCATCGTGCCGACCGGCCGGAGAGTGTGACCACGGGCAAGCTGGATTTGCCCCGCGTGAACCCGTACGCCGCATGCACTGGCAGCGCTGATGGCAGGCACCATGTGCGGCCGTGTCCGCAGCACCACCCGGGGACGTATGCGCGGATCGCTCCGCGGCGTTGGAAGCACCGTCAGGCGGTGACGGCATGAGCACCCGGCAGGAGACTCCCCAGCAGGGGACGTGGGACGAACTCACCGACCGCGAACAGTCCATCTGGTCGGGCAACACCGACCCGTGGGCCGGCCCCGTGGACCCGGTGGCGTACGACCGGTGGCTGCGTCGGCACCGTGCGGACGTGACCGGGTGGCGTGCCATCCGTGAGAACGACACGTGCGGCTGCTGGTCGCGCGACTGTGCAGAGTGCGGCGCCCGGATCAGTGACGGCCAGCGCCCCGCGCAGGGTGCTGTGCGTCGGTTCGTCAGCGCGTCCACGGTGTCCCGTATCGCGTCCCTGCACGCGTTGCGGGGCGCGTGATGGACACCATGCCGTGGGGCCAGCTGGCACTAGCCTGCTGGCCCCTGTGGCTGGCGTACGTCGTCATGGCCGCGTGCTGGTGGGCCGGCAGGGGTGTGCGCCGTGGGTAGGCCGCGCTGCACCAAGTGCGGCCGGTACGCCAGCGACCGTGACGTGGGCAGCATCTACGTGGACGCCAACGGCATAGACACCGTGGTGGACGTGGTGCGCTGCAGCCGGGACGGCCTGCAGGAAGTGTCCTGGTACTAGGCCACAGCCAGGTGATCCCAGCCGGTGCGCACCGTCAAGCCATCCCGGTACGTGATCGGCCGGCCCAAGTGCTCACCCACCAGCATGGTGACCATGCCGGGCGGTGACTGCTCACCCTTGCGGTGACGCCACCACCGGGATTCACCCTCGAGCGCTGGGATGCCCACGGACGTTTTGATGCCCGGCTGCTCCACCTCGAGGTGGTGGTGGTGCGCCTCCAACAGTAGGCGTGCCTCACCGACCAGGTGGCCGCCGTGGTGCTGATCCTTGAGCCACTGCTGTGCCTTGCCGGGGCCGTGCTGGTGGCCGTGCAGCATGGCCGTGGTGACGCCCTCGAGGTCCAGCGCCAGGGTCAGCTCACCGGGCGCGGGGGTCACGATGCGTACGTGGTCGTACGCGCTGCCGGCCATCCGCAGGGTGCGGCGCAGTTGCTTGGCGGCGAACGTGGCCCAGCTGTGGTGTTCGAGGCCGTCCGGGTTGCGGGCTTCCTCGTCGTGGTTCCCGGGGATGATCGGCACAATGAGCCGGTCGGCCAGTGGTGCGTAGTGGGCCACCTGCTCACACAGCAGGTGGATCAGCAGGTCAACCTGCTCGGACGTGGCGTACGTCGTGCGGCCGGCGTTCCTGCCGCCCTGGGACACGTACCCCTCAATGCAGTCACCCAGGTGTGGTAGGCACACGGTGTCGATGGTGTGCCGGGTGCGCAGCCAAGCCAGGCGTTCGCGTCCGTAGTCCAGTGCGTCCATGAAACGCTGCACGGTTCCGGCCACACCGTCGCCGTCTGTCTTGCCCAGCTGGTAGTCCCCGCCCACGTGCATGAACACACCGGGGGCGCCGATGCCACCCACCTGTCGTGCTCGCGCCGCATGGTCGTCCGCGCGGCGCTCGGTGAACAGGGGCAGCAGGTCCACGTCCGTGACACCCGTACCACGCACACACGGGGCAATGTTCACCCGCTTCGCGTGCAGGGTGATCACGTCCCGGTCGCCGTTCTCCAGGCGCTTGGACTGCTCCCACTCGGAGTACCGCACCGACGTGACAGCCCACCGCTGCGGGTCCATGCCACGCTCGGCCAGCAGCTCCACCTCGGACGGCTCAGGCTGTCCCGTCTCCCACGGCGCAGAGACGATGTAGCCACCGTCCACGCTGTCGTACTCGGCACGCGGGGACCAGCCGGACGGGGCCTGCGTGCGGGCCTGGCGCTTCGCCTCGGGCACGTCGGCCGGTGGGGCCACGATGGCGTCCACGTCCACCTTGCGGGTGCAGGCGCACCTGCGGGCGCGGTGGTCCTTCACGGTGGTGGGGCCGACCGGGTGGCCGGCGTCGGTGAGTTGCTTGGACACGATGCCGGCTGCCATGGCCTCGAGGCTGGCGAACAGCTCGAGGGCGTCAGGGTCCAGGGATCCGATCTTGCAGGTGCTCAAGGCGCTACCTCTGCTCGGTGTTCGGCCGGCGTACGCTCGGGCCGGGTGCGGCCGATGCGCCACAGGGTGCGGATCGGGTGGTGGTCGCTGTGACCCTTCGGCAACGGGGTGGCCTTGCCCACCGGGCGCAGACCCTTGCCCCTGCCCAACACGGCGTCGATCTTGTAGAACCGCGCACAGGTGAACCCCGTACGGTCGGCCAGGGCGTGGATCAGCAGGGTGTTGGCGTCGATGCCCAGCAGCACGGGGTATGGGGACGCGTCGGCCCACTCCCGCAGTGCACGGTCGAACTCGGGCCACAGGTGGTCGTATCGGCCGGGGGGACGGTGCGCGGCAGCTGGACGCACGATGCGCCCGGATCCAACCTTGCCCACCTCCACGTCCTGCCACGTCACGCCGCGGGCCTCCATAGCCACGCCGTGGGGTTCGACCAGCACGTGGTGCCCGGCGTGGCCGTCACCCTCGAGCGCGTGCGCCTGCTCGGTGTCCCACACCACAGCCACGCCGGCCATAGCGTCGGTCTCGAGGTACTGGCGTACGCCAAACCGTGCAGGCAGCAGGTCGCGCAGGCGGCTGTTCTTCGTCTCCTGGCACAGCACAGCCAGGGGCGCACGCTTGGCGGCCTCGAGCCGGGCACGGACCCGCTTGGGGAGGAACCGCTGGCCACGGGTGAGCACCCGGACGCCGGTCACGTGGTCGGTGAAGTCGTCGTTACAGGTCACCACGACGTGCACCCAGGCGCGGGCCAGCAGGTCGGACAGGGCGGCCATCACAGCACCCGCAGTGGGCCACGGCCGCGCAGGCGCTGAACCATGGCATGCAGCTGCTGCTGAATCCTGCCAGCCACGTCCACGCGCAGCTCGAGGCGCTGGCGCTGGCCCAACGTGCAGGCCACCAGCTCGGCGGTGATGGCGTCATGTGCTGCAGCGGTGTGCAGCGGCGTGCGGTCGTCCATGGAGCCCTCCCGGGGCATGCGGAAGGGCCACCCCAGCCTCATACGGTGGGGTGGCCCTTCGGTGGTCAGTCGTCGGTGGGCAGCGGGTCGCGGCGCTGTGCGCGGCGCAGGCGGCAGCCAGGCCCCGTGCAGTTCCCGCGGTCCTGGCAGCGGGCCTTGTCGTGCTCCTGCTGCGTCGGGTAGCCCTCCGGGCAAGGTCCAGGCATGGGTTAGTCCTCCGTGCTGTCGTCGGCGCCAGGCAGACTGTTCAGCGTGGCGTTGCACGCGCCCTTGACCACCGCGTAGATGGCCACGGTGGGCAGCAGGTCGTCCTCGGGCTCGATGGACACGCTGTGCTCAGGCTTGAACGTGTCCAGGTCGATGCGACTCGTGATGATGGTCGTCACGGTGGTGTGCATGTCTCGGTCTCCGGTTCTCGTGATGTTCGTGCGAACACGCTGCGCACCGATCGGGCACGCGCGGTGAATCAGTCGCCCAAGTCCGCTAGGCCGTCGTCGCCCTTGCGGATCAGGTTCCCCAGCCCGATGAGCGCAGCACCCAAGATCAACAGGGAGAGGATCCGGCCCACATGCTCACGGTCCTGCTCGTCCAGACGCTTGGCACTCACGACGCCTCCCGTTGGCGCGCCCTGCGCTCACGGGCATCTATCGCCCAGCAGGCCCGACAGTCGCGGCGGCCATGCTTGTCGACACAGGTGTTGCCGTCGTCGTACGGGTGGCCACGGCGACAGTGCGTCTTGATCCGGTTGGGGTGGTGGCGCCGGTTGTCGATCTGCTCCTGCGGCGTGGCCCAACGGACGTTCTCAGGGGCGTACGGCCCGTCGTTGTCGATCCGGTCCACGCTCAGGTCGGGTGCTGGCCTAGGGCCAGTGTCGCTGTAGTAGTTGTCGAACGACAGCCACTGGTCGCAGACCGTGATCCCGCGCCCCCCGTAGTTCTTCCACGCCTTGTGGTTCGGGTCCGTGCACCGCTTCACCATGTCGCGCCAGCGGTTGTACGCCTGGCGCCGTGGCAGGTCGCGGTACATCAGCGGCCGGTTTCCAAGCGGTCGAGCGTGATGGCGTAGCCCGCCATATCGACTCGATTGTCACGCTTCGGGGCGTGCACGTCCCGGGACAGCTTCACTGCGATCATGCAGCGCGCCATGTCCTCCGGGGTGATGAACTCCCCGTCAGCCAGCTTGTGGTTCAGCAGCCCGGTCCACAGGATCGCCGTACGGGTGAAGTCCTCACGCGGGTGGCCGTAGTCGGCCTGCCGGTCCCCGTACACGGCGTCATGGGCCTCGAGGGCCACAGATGCCTGCTGCTCCGGGCCGGGGCAGCAGGTGGACGTGTCCTCACCCGTGCAGCACGTCGGGACAGCCTCGAGGTCGAGGGGCGTGGCGTTGGCCGTGGCCGGGAACTCTCCCGTGGCCATGAGGTGCCCACCCAGCAGGTGGTACAGCTCGAGCGCCTGCGCGCGGTCCAGCAGAACGGGTGCCAGCGCGGTGTCGTTCGGGCGGGTGTCCAGTCTCACGTCCCCGCTGCTGTACGTGACCACCTCGAGGGTGTCCCCGTCCTCGTCTGGCCAGGTGTACTGGCCGGTCTGTCGTGCGGCGTCGTACCTACCCATTTCGGTCTCCCTT